CGATAATCTCAAATATAAACATTTTTTATCTCCGTTTCATTAGTATAGATCCTGTTCATCACGATCATAAATATCTTGCCACTTGTTGCGAAATTGGCTGTCTCTAACAACTTGCATTTCATTATGCCCATCGATCGCTTGATCTAATTGACGTTGTAATTCTGATTGAACCAAAGAAAACGCCGCCATAAATTCTGAATGATGAGAATCCTGTTCATGTTGCGGTAAACCATTACTGTTTAAATAATCATCAATAACATTTAAACGGGTCGCATCCAAAATCGCCATAGCATTTTTAATTTCCAATATCATTTCACTCCCCATAATTCGCATTAAGGAAATCGCGCAACTGAGCCATTTTTTCAAACACCATTTTCCCGTGCGGGTTTGGTAATATTATATTGTATCGACGATAGTTTGCCCCGCGTCGTTCGACTCGAATGTCAATCACGTCGCCATTAGTCATAGTAAACTGCCAATCTGGCGGTAATCCAATCCGTTTTATTTGTTTAAGTTTAATCATAAAAAAACCTCACTTTCTATTATTTTTAAAACACCAACTTTGTTTCCGTTAGTATCGCTTATTTTTTTGAAAAAATCCGTATCATCAATGTCTCTAATATCGTTTGCAATTTTTTTTAGAATACACGCTAATTCTAAATGCGGATCTTGAGCAAAAGCATCATTATCCATATCTATTTGACATTCAAATCTCATTTTTTCCTCCATAAAAAACCTCATGTATACGCTTTTATGCGATTATATAGGAGCAATCAAGTTAAAAACGCTATCCCAAGCAAATTTCTTTTCACAAGAAAAAACAGCCTCAGTTTTAAGGCCGTTGCTTTTTAGCTCTATCGCCTGTTTTGCATGATACAAAAACAAAAACGGCGCAGTATCGGGCTTGGCTTGTTTCTTTACCAGTATCCAAGAACTGGAGCTTTTATGCCTAGTTAACCAAGCAACTTGGTGCGGGCTTAAATTAACGGCGTTAGCTTTACAAAACTTTAACTCGACAAAATGAAACAAACCTAACTCATCACAAATCAAAAGGTCAGGTATACCTTGCCCCGCCCAATTTTCAATTCGAGTTAGTATCAGCTTCCGATGTTTCGAGTTCTTCACCGCCGTCTTCAACTGTTGATAGAAGCCCGCTTCCGTCTTCATCTTGATCGGGAGTGATATCGATGGCATTGCCATAAGTATCCTTTAAATCCTGTAGAGCTTTCAAAACATCGTCTTTGCTCATGCTGTCGATGCTACCGTGCCTTATCTCCGATTTCGAAACATATATATCACCTTGCGCCATGCCTCGACGGTACTCAGCTTGAACAGCCGCAGAGTATGCGCCGTTCTCTAAAGCAACATCTCTAATCTTTTGTAGATCTCTAACGTGACGTTGATAAGTAACTCCAAACTTAGCATCAAGCTCATCTCGAAATTCTCTTATGGCTTTGCAAACATGTGGACTGATATACGGGTTGGTCATTTGACTGGCTCTAACGGGAGCAGACTTTTTAGAATAGCCTGCCCGCTCCGCAGCTTCCATGCCAGTGATAGTTCCGTCGTTTGCCACAAGTTCCTTCACAAAGATCTCTTGCATCCTTGTGAGCGGCGAATTTTCATTCACACGCTTTCGACCTCTAAGCTCATCTGGATTTTGTTTGTTATACTTTTTGGCAGTCGGCTTTTTCTTTTGCCGGATTACCAAACCTCTTGGTATTACTGGTTCTTGTTTTGACATATTCCTAACCAAAACTATTTCGCTATAAATTTCTTATAAACGTAACTTTTATATATATACCAGAAAAAAATAAAAAAAATAAAAAAACAATTTAGGCCCTTATAACGCAAATCTTGATTTAAGCTGTCTAGGGTACACCACTGTTTGTCATGGTGTAACCATTTATGTAACCGCATATCTACTATATAAAGAAGGGGTTTGAAGGCCCAAGTTACACGGTTACACGGGTTACGCCTATTTTTAACAAAAAATATTTTTTTTTATTTTCAGCCCTATATATATAAAACGTAACTTTAATAAGAAAAAAGGGGCCGAAGCCCCTCTTGGTTAAAAAGACCCCTCTCCGTTATACTCGCCCATTTCACTTTGTTGACTACGCCAACCGTCGTCTTCAACAAAGAGACGGCTTAAATCATAGTCGGGCAGTTGTTCGCCACGATTATTAAGCTCGTCGCGATATTCGTTTGCCCGTATAAAGCCCCAATGAGCTTTTGTGTGACCAGTGCAAACCCGTGCAGTATGCAGCGCATTACGCATGTAAGTGTAGAGGGTTTCGGTTGAAACGTTTGTTAGATTAGACATGAGAAACTCCTTTCAAGAGTTTGCCCGCGGACCGTGGCCCGCGAAAGTTGGTTATCTAAAATCTAAAAAATTATTTTGCCTCTCGACATACTTTTAATATATAACAATATGGGATAATGTCAATAGTTACCTTACGTCACTTAGTAAACCGTTGCTTAAATGCAACACTCATATTCAAGTATTCATATATTCAAATGTTTAAAAGTTCGGGTCGTAGAGTTCGCCATTTTTGAGTTTTTGTTTAAGCTCCGTGAGCCGCGACCCAAGGTCGATAAGTCTTGTATCGTTGAGGCCATTTTCCCAGATAATATCGTCGTAGGATTTCTGTAATTTCTTCATTTCTGCGGTAACGTCGGTAAGGCGCGGGTCGTCGTTCATATTTGTATTCCATTGGTTCGTAGCTTTCTGACAAATTCTTTAAGTTCGTTGCGGGCTTGGTGCAGTCTCGCTCTATGTTGGGTCGAGCGTCGTATCGATAGCGTTCGGTTTCGAGGTTATCGACTTGTTGTTTAAGAAATCTGTATTCAAATTTATGTGCGGGGGTTAGTGTTTCGTCACCCATTGTCGAGGTTCTCCTCATCCAAGACTTCTTTTTCCCAAGGGGGTTTGGACAGGCTTACATTCTCTTTATTGAATACAGCCATTCGCCGTTTATATCCCATCCATTCTTTTTGAGCTTCGGTCCATTTTTCGTTCGTTCGATCTCTCATGGTCGTTCCCTTGGTTTGATTAGTTTGTTAGAGGCAACCTGAGTGCCTTTACAACTTATCATAACGGTATCGTGGTGTTTTTCCATGATATTGTACATTGCGTCTTTGGAGTAGCTACAGGCGTCATAACTTGGGAAGACGATATTATGGGTTACTTGTTCACCTTGAACAAAGTAACTGAGCACCATGAACGTGAAGTATTTTATCATTGATCAATCCCTCTCCACTCAATAAACAAATCTTTAATTAAACGCTTGGTCATGTACCGCAGTGCGCGGTTATGGGCATGTCCATCCGTCTCGACGCGTTCACGTTCCATGAGCTTACGGGTGTCATAGACTTTTCTATATGGACCCGCATTTTCTTCTTTGCCTTGAGCCTTGAGAAGACTGTCTCCGATTGTCCAGAATACAGCATGTCTTGAGGGNCTGTATCCATGCATTATAGCCATGTCTTTGTTGGAGTGTTTGCGTTGTCGCTCACCTTCAACCACGGCAAGTCCCGCACGTTTATAGATCCCGTCCAGTTCTTTATCATAGGCCATGAAGTCGCCTATTTCTCCGACTGTGGCAGCAAGACCCAGATGCCCGAAACCTTTTACTTTGTCTACAAAAGTCGAAACAGGCAGCGTCTTGGCATAGTTTGCCAATTGTTTTTCAAGCCGCTTGCGCTCTTCCAGTATTGGCTTACGGGCTTCGAACAGCGCGTTAAACTGAGAGAACTCAATTAGATCGGCGTTGCCAGTGCTTAGTTCTTTGTAGAACTTACTACCTTCTTTCTTGTCCCCGTCTCGTAGGGAACGGCACATGGCTTTGATTTGCAACACCAGTTTGGTGTCGGCGCGTACCATGTTCTGGCGGTCACGCCAGTAGTAGTTTATTTGTGCGATAGTCGGGTCTTCATATCTTGTGTCCATATTGGATCTCCTTGGTTGCGAGGCGTTCGATAAAAGGCATTTCTGCGAACTCTGTTTGGCCTCTGGTTAAAATTGGGCGTTTGTCAAATGGCATTGCTGCGATCTATATGTGGCCCAAAACTGGTGGGGAAGGGTGCGTTGCTTACAAGGCATTTCTGAGAGGCTCTGGTGCCCCTTCCCTTGAGAGGCGTGTGATCCTTGGCATTTCTGCGAATGATGTTCGACCTCTCGTAAATAAGTGGGAGCGTTTCTCCATTGGCATTGCTGCGTTATGATTACGGCTCCCGTAAACTGGTGGGGAAGGGTGCCTGCGCTGTGACATTAATGTGTTAATCCTCTGACCCTTCCCTTGAGAGCGATCGCGCATTGGCATTGCTGCGCCTGATCCTTGGCTCCCGTAAACTGGTTGGGAAGGGTGTCGTTCTTGTGACATTTCTGTGATGGTCACATGACCCTTCCCTAACTGGTGGGAGCGTTTGCCACATAGCGTTTCTGCGATTAAGATTTGGCTCCCGTAAACTAATCGGGAAGGGTGTACTACGCCTGACATTCCTGTGTTGATTGACTGACCCTCCCCTAACTGGTGGGAGCGCACTAAGTGTGACATTGCTGTGCCATGACTTTGGCTCCCATAACTAATCATTTTTGTAAAACCGCGGCGTAAGTTTCCTCCACCTCTTCTGGTGTCCATACATCTCGAACAGTATCTTTATCGGTATCAAGACGGGACTGAATTGCGGTCCAAAAATTATGTTGTTGCGTATGATGCTCAACTCTATTGCGTTCGAACTGAATTGCTTTCTCCAGATCTTCTTTGGTGGCATCTCCAAGCTTTACGCCTGTTTCTGGTAAACGGTACGTTTCAAACAGATCCTTGGCATACGAACTGGCAACTTGTTTCCGTGACACGTTGGGCGTGGACATTTGACCTTTTTCGAGCACATGTTTCTTAAACAGGTGACGGTGTATTCCGGCCCGTGGTGCGGTATCCAAGTACGCGATTTTTTCAAGGTGACGGGCAGTTGCTTCTGTTCGTAAAGCACTGTCTGTCTTTAACATCTCAAGATAGTTACTTGCGGCTTCTGCTGAATTAGCGGCGTCGGCCCATGCTTTATCTACTGCTATACTTACTAAACTTGTTCTCTGGTTCATTGATCATTTCCCTTATATTTGATCCTTGTGTTCACACCTAAGTTGTAGATGCATTCTGTTTTAAATTCTTCTAAGGCTTTGTGCATATATTTCATGTCAGCGATCTCTGGATTTTGAGGATCATGTAATTTGATAATGTCCTCCAATCGATCCACGACGTAATGCATACATACTCTGTCATCCATTATCTTGCTCCTCTATGTTGAAATGAACGCCGTAACTGTCTGGCGCTGTTTGATCCTCATCCCAAATGCGGTGTTCAGCAACGATGTGACGAGCTTCTTCTTCATTCTCAGCCTCTTCGTAAAACACGTTGGTCTGCACAACTTCAATACGATATTTTTTCATTTATCTTGTTCCTTTTCCATGCGTTCTTCGCACCATCGACAGTATTTCTCACTTTCATCCCAACGCAGAATACACTCACAACCAACACAATATTCGTTTGGTTCTTCATCCTCCAATAATCCAGTGCCGCTGCACTCATCACACTCCACCTTCTTGTGATCGATGTACCCTACGTCTCTGTCAAAGTTCTGTGGGCGGAGGACTTCGATCTCTACCTCTCCATCACCGTCACAGTCGGGACACTTAGTGGTTGATTGTGCCATTTTATAAAACACCTTATCAAAGATATCGCTCAACATAATCTGGATTGGATCAACTTTGTGCATCTTTGTCCTCCCTGACTTTGATATTGATAAGGCTCATGCGTACCGTTTCTACCATAGAGTAAACTTGCTTGGTTACGTCCTCTTCGTCCCAAGTTATTTCCATATCCGTGTGACCAAAGTCTTCATTGTATTCGATCATATCTAAAACTGCTGCTTCAAGAGATGAAGCTTCGATTAAGAACGGCTCAATGCCGTTCTCTGTTTCAAACCACCCTTCAAGTTCAGGCATTATGTGCCCTCCCTTCGGTAATACTGGTCATATTTAAAAACATAACCTTCCTCAACTTCTTCCCAATCGTACCAACCGTTCATCTCTGATACGCCAAACTTAAAAGCTTCAAGTTCAGCTTTAGTTTTGAAGGTATAGGTTTTAGCTTTTTGACCATCTTCGGGAGTTTCGCCCCAGAGGATTGTAATTTTAGGCATCTTCATCTTCCCCCTCTTCGATTGGTTCCCAACACTCGTCATCACCGTTGACGTACCGACCTTCAAACATGCCGCCCTCGTCTTGGTAGTCGGCATCTACTTTGATGCCTAGCTCAACGAGATGGCTCCAAACCGGAATAGGTGGTGCCCATGCTGTCCAACAATTAAAAGCAAACTCTGCCTCGCAATCATCTTCAAGAGGGTTGCCAATGTCTGTAAAACCTTCATCCATTATTTCGACGTTACATACGTCCCACTTTGTACCCCAGTTATCACACCGCCAATCAAACCATGCGGGAGTAGAACAACTCTTTCTACTAACTCTAGGTTTGACAAACGTATTAAAAGGCATGGGTTTGATTAACTGACAGAACACTGGGTTTGCTAGTTCAAGGTGTTCGTAAATCTCTTTGACGATTTCCCGTGGTCCGCGAATATGGACTTGTTGATAACAATGATTTGGCATTTGATACTCCTCATAAGTTGCCGTTCTTGGTATCTAGCAACTGTATGGGAGTATGTCAACCCCTAGTCAATAAATTATTTAATGGACTTCATCACTGGGACCATCTTTAAATATTTCTTCGCCTATTTCCATCCGCATTGCGGCATGACCCATTGCGCCCGCAATCGTTCCATAGACTGTCTGAGGGTCTTCGGATCCAAGCATCAATCTATAAAGAACCGCGGTCAACGCTCCGCTAATCACGGCTCCCGCTGAAAAATCTTTGCCCGATAATTCTTTTAAGGTATCTTCAGTAAGATTATAACTTAGATTAAAATCTTCGTGGTGTTCTGTTTTCATAATATCATTCTATGTTAAAATGTATAAATGAAAAAGCCCCAAACAAAAGTTTAGGGCCTAATCATTTTTTATGAGGTGTCCCATCCATAAGCGAGTTTATGGGACATGTCAAGCGACTTCACGATGTTTTTTGTATATTTCAAACATTAATCGTAATTGACCACTAATTGTACGCCCTTCAGCCTTAGAAATTGTTTTGATCTCCTGATATATCTCTATCGGAACCAAAACGCTCTTCCATTTTTCAGTATCCATAACAAATCCCCTCTGATTATGTAGGAACATATAAGATGTTATGGGAAATTGCAAGAAAAAAGCCGCGGTAATGGAGCTAACCGCGGCAGTTGGGAGACAGAAGCTGTGAAGCCTACCGAGCAGATCCCCAACTTGGACCTATCTCCACGTCGCATAAGTTGGGTACACTTAATGGTAGCGCATTTTCCATGATCTTGGCAATATTTTTAGCTTCTGCGACAGTTTTTACCGACATAGCAATTTCATCGTGTATTTGAATAAGGGGTAAATGACCGCTTTCATACAGATCTACCATGGCTTTTTTGGTCATATCGGCGGCTGAAGCTTGTATCAGGCGGTTCAATGCCTTGTAGGTGTAAGCCCTCTTTAACCTGACTGTATCACCATATGTTTTGACGGCATCTGCAAACCGCAAAGCTTTGTTCATGGCAAAACCATCTGGCTCCCAAAGCGGGAAACGGCACTTACGTCCAAGTAAGGAGCGTAACTCACCGTTGCTGTCCTTCTCGTTCAGCCTGTTCATCACGCCGTTCATCAAACCCTTAACAAACGGAACACGCGAGTGATACTGTTTGATTATGTCTTTGGCTTCATCTGTCTCAATGCCAAGCTGATCAGCTAGTTTCGCCACGCCCATGCCGTACATCATACCAAGGTTGATAGTCTTGGCCTGTTTACGAGGGATTTGAGCCATCTCTGCAACCATTGTATGGAAGTCAGTCTTTGGATCAGAGTTGTACATGTCCACAAACTCTTCTGCACCGCGGAGCGGGCTGTTTCTATTCTTACCAAATACATGTGCGTAGTGAACCAAGATCCGTGGTTCCTGTTGCGAGAAATCTATTGCGGCCCACTGGTCCCCTTCTTCGGGCAAGAACAAACCGCGGATCATCGGCCCTAACTCTGGGTCACGGGCGGGGATTTGCTGAAGGTTGGGGTTATTCATGGAGATTCGGCCCGAAACCGTACCGCCGTCGTCCGACCTGATTTGGTTTATGTGCGAGTGTATCCGACCATCGGAGCGACAGTGCTTGAGTATTGTATTGATAAACGTGCCAGAAGTCTTGTTGAGGTTTCTTGCTTCAACGATTAGTTTGGGCAGTTCATGTATGTGGTCCGATAGATATGACTTGGTAAACGACGGGGCATCTTTTTCAGTCCTTGGATAAGTTAATTCTAGCTTATCAAAAGCTTTTGCTATAGACTGCGCCGCCCAGATTTCCACGTTCATGCCCGTAAGCTTCTTGATGTTTTGTAGAACAGCCTTCTCACGCTTGAGCAACTCGTCCCGTAATCTCTCTGCCTTGTCCAGATCAACACGAACGCCACGCCAAGTCATATCGATCAGGCATGGCAGTAGTCTGGTTTCTAGGTCCACGATATCCGACACACCTTCAGTAATTATTTTGCTTTGAAAGAAGCTGTATAATTCTAGAGTAATCTCTGCATCTGCTTGGGCGTAGGGGCCGACAAACATGGCGGGCATCTTGTACATCTCTGACTTCGGGTCCAGACCAAAGGCTTGGGCCGCCTCATTAAGTAGTTTCTCTGACTTGGTTTTATCCAGATAGTCAAAGGCTAGGGCATTAAGGCTGTAGCTGAACCTGTTTTCGTCTAGCAGAGATCCGATCAGCATCGTGTCACATATCTTACCCTTGAGATCAAAGCCCATACGTCTGATCCAACCCGCATCGTATTGTGCGTTGTGCATGATTTTGTCAGCGGGGCACTCGAATACTTTCTTGAGCCAACGGTTGACGATCTTCTCGTCTAGATTACCACCGCCATTGTGGCGGATTGGTATGTATCCTGACCATGTGTCGGTTGCTACGGCATAGCCAACAACTTCACCGTCTCCAGTTGCCCATCCTGGTCCGTTTGATTTTATGTGGGGATCCCTTGTTTCCACATCTATGGCAATTCGTTTGGCATCCGTAAGATCGGGTAGATCATGCGGAGGAACCCACTCACTTTTTGGGGCGAACATGTGCATTTGTAGGGGCATTACTTTTCTCCGCCAAGCGCAGCATACCCACAGATATCAACCCAACCGTCCATATGGTTGGACTTCATCAGTCGAGCGCACTTCATTAAGATCATACAGACCGATACTTGCTCTACTGTTATCTCTGTTTTTAAAAAGACCGACCAGAGATCGGCTATGTCTTGNAAGTTTTCTTTAGCGTCGCCGTAGTCTTGCGCACGGTCACCGTTAATTANTGTTTCTGCTTGCCTCAATATTTCGTCACGTTTCATTATTTTTTTCCTCTGGGTAGTATACTAGGTAGAAAGATTTACAGTGCGGACAACTGAGGTTTGTTTCCATTACATAATCCTCAGAATCTTCGCAGTCGTGATCTCCTCCCCATATTAGTTCAGTTTTACAGTGCCAACATTTCATAAATCATAACTCCTATGTGCATCTTCTGGTTCTACGATATACAAGTTTTTACGAGTTCGGGTCACGCCCACATAAAAAACTCTGTGCATATCGTCTGGGTTTATCTGCATCGCTGCGTCTGCGGCTGTAGATAAATCTGTGTAAAGCACGACATTGTCGGCCTCTCCGCCCTTCGATCCGTGGATCGTGGACACTGTTATACGGGGGATGCCATTGAACTTTTCTCCGCGTCGCAGCAAAGATGTAAGATAGGCTCTATCTTTATCGGGTATTTTATCCATGGCTTCTGACCAGATCATTTCTTCCTCGACTGCCAACCCGTGGTGGATCTGTAACTCAGCCAAGCTTACCATATCATTATCTTCAAGTGCGGGCAGCTTTTTAAATCCACGAGTAATCCGTTTACCTACGGACATAAAACTGTAGATGTTTCGGGCTGTCTTTCCTGTAATCAATTTACCTTTTTGCAGGTCGGTCCACCCGTTGACGGCGTCACTTATCTTTTCGCCAATGGACCGTGAGCCGCGATAGGTAAACAGGTATCCGTTTGAGCGTAGATCGGCAGAAACGGGCTGTAGTTGGTATCCCGCTTGCGCTAGTACAAGCCAACTTTCTTTAGACATGTCCAACTCATTTACATCGGTTATTCTAGCGTATTTCCCTGTTTCAATTCTTGGCTCATATTTCTTTGGGTATCTGTTTTTTATTCGATTAGAGATACGTTCTGCTATGCCATGCACGACAGAGGGTATTCTATAGGACTTTGATAAGGTTTCTGAGGGGCCGTCGAGTTTTATGAAGTGATCTACATCTGCCCCCGCCCAACGGTAGATGGCTTGGTCATCGTCTCCCGCGCAATACATTCGGTTGGTCTTTTGCTCTATCAGGTGGGCTATGTCCCACTGTAATGGGGATAAGTCTTGGGCCTCATCTAAAAAGCATAGATCAAACGGAGGGCAGAAGCGGTGCCCGTCATCCACAAAGCTTTGCAGCATGTCTGTGAAATCATACAGACCTAGAGCGGTTTTGTATTCGTGTAGGCTCTTGGCGACAAAGTTGACAGTATTCCAATCGTCCTCCAAGGAGCTATGGTTGTATTCATCTCGCAGATCATTCTTTTTTATACGAGCTAGGTTAATCAGGCTGATGATTGGGTCATGCTTGTTGAGTACGTCGGATATATCATCGTCTATTGATACGCTCCCTGATACAAGATTAATGCCGATAGCCAAGCTTAACTCTTTGTAATTCTCAGGCTGCATGATCTGTTCGGGCTTTATGTCAGACAGTGTCAGTGCAAGACTGTGCAAAGTCCTGAAGTAGAACAGGTCTTTCTTTGGATCTAACTTGAACCGTGCCGCTGCCCGCTCTTTGGCTTCAGTGGCTGCTTTACGAGTAAACGCCAAGAACGCAATACTCAACGGTGGAGTGCCCTCTTCAAGAGCCTTGTCCACCATATTAAGCAGAGTCGTGGTTTTTCCCGTCCCCGGTGGTCCGAATATTCTGAACATTATTCTTTTCCCTGTTATATATCTGTGACACGCGCTGCTTAGAGATGTTAAACCACCTAGCTACCGCAGTTGCTGTCATATGCTGCTCATCTATCATGCGGACGATTTCTCTGTTTCTCGTCCTTTTAAACTCGTCTATCAAAATGGTGCCTCGTTTCCAAATTTTGGTGGATCTATTTCCATATCGCCACTTTCATAAGAAGGTATATGCCATACCCTGACGGATCGACCCTTGATCTTGAGGACCGTGGACTCGCCGTTTATGTCTCGTAGCCGTTGCGCTACCTTGTGGGATTTGTACTCAAAGAACTTATTCTTGCGTAAGAACGCCTCAAAGTCTTTCAGTCTGAAATAGGTTAACTTGGACTCGTCGTCTGTCCAAGGCTTGCGTAACAGGATCTCTTCTTTGTCTTGGGCGTTTTGTAGATAAGAACAGAACTCCTCAAGATAGTCATAGAACTGACCGCTAATACTGGCGTCTTGTGCCACTTCGACAATCGCACTTTCGTTTTCTTTCATCTCCGTGAGCAGCGCACCGATGCGGGCTTCCCATTGCTGTTTTGCTACAGACCGTGGCATTATATTGAGTTGTTCCATACACGACTTTTGAAAGGCGGGTTGGCTCATCAGAGCTTCGGTATCTAATTCTAATGGCTCTCCGTTTACATCTAGAAACCAGACGGGCGGAGAGGAGTTGTATTTGCGTAGGTTTGCAATCGGTACACCCGCAACCGCTGCACCTATCCCAAACTTCATGGTGCGGCAAAGGTCTTTGTTGCAGTGTGCATTTATCGGCGCGTCATTACACTTATAGGCATAGTCCTTGCGCTGAACCTGTTTGGCTACGACATTCACTTCGTTCAGAGGTAGCGGCGGTTCAAAATACTCCATGTTATACTTTAGTATTTCGTTTTCCCAACTGTCAGGGAAAGCTTTGCGTAAGAACACACCGACGTTAAACAGCCCGTTGTTGCGACCACCCTCTGATATTTTCATCTTTGCCAAGATTTTCAGGCACGGAGGTCCACCGTTAAAATCTCCAATATCCGCAGAGCTTTCAACTTGTATCTTTGTGATCTGTTCGGGCGTCTGCTTGTGCGCCTCGTACAGTTCGATAAACTCTTCTAGGCTTGCAGAGGTCCCGTCATCCAAAAAGGCGTACCGTAGGCCCTCCTCTGCGTTGTAATAGGGCAAGTTAAGGAAGTTCCCTACGTCGCCTCTATCTAAATGCAGCTTTACTTGCTTGGGAAAGATTTCACTGTCCCCATAGCCAAGTGCCGATGAAATACTTTGCAGCGACTTCTGCATATCTCTTGCTTCAACCCATTCGGAAGAAAAGAGAAAGCAGTGTGCCCCGCCTGACTTTGATCGACACACGACCAAAGGTAATTTCAAACGCCTGATTTTTTCTATCAGAAGTTTATGGTCTAATGGGTATTGGTCTACATCGACACAACCCCACTTACATTTGTTTTCAGCATTGATGGGAATGATGCCGACTGAACTGCCTTTACCAGACAGGTGGCCCTCCCAGAGTTTCTTGGTCCGTGGTTCGCGAACTATTGCCGCTTTTCCTGTATTCTTACCGTTGGACTGCTTCTTCTCTACTTTGTAAGTACCATATGCTTCTTGTAAGCCATCAAAAATGGCTGAGAATTTTTCTACTGACATGGTTTACCTCAAAAGGTGAACGACCCTGACATAAAAGCCAGAGCCGCTCTGTGAAACTTAAAACGGTATATCGTCGCCTTTAGCGGGCGCAGCATTATCGTCTTGATGTTTCACGACCACGTCACCAGTGGTGATGCTCTCAAAAAAATCTTTGGAGCGTTTGTATAATCCACCATCGGTCACAGGTCCTTCGCGGCTCATCTCCCAATTATGCCACGATCCTTTACTGTTCTCTTCTTGAACAGTTTTAAGATGATATACTTGGCTAAAGCGAGGCGGCGTAAATGGACCGTTTGTTCCTTGCATTTGAACCGATGACATCATACTATTCCACTTCCGACTTTTCTTGAGGGCAGTGGACTTCATTGCAATCAACGCGGTTTCAGCAGAACCGTCTTCGTTTACTATAACGACAAAGTGTTGATGCGTTTCTTCGATATAAGAACCGTCTCCATTTACGACATAATCCTTATTATCGTCATCACTCCTTTTTACAGGAGGACATGCTTGTTGCGTATCAAATATAGCTAGAGGCGCTCCTGATCCAGAGCCTCGCGGTGCCCATTGAATAAATCGCCTTTGATAAGCGCAAGGTATTACACGGATACCCGTCTTACCTTTATAAACCTGACCAGACACAGTGTTATATAAATCGCCGCGTTTGGCTTCCTCAAGTTCATCAAGTAGTGGATCTAGACCAGATAAGATTTTAAGAAACGGCAGTGCCAGATCCTCTTGGCTCATATCATTAATACCAGTTCCCGCATCCGCCTCAAACATAGACGGATCAAATTCAGCCATTTCTGACTTGTTTACTTTAGTTACAGCTTTACCCATTTTTTGCTCCTTTTATAACTGCACGTTGCCCTACATAGGCCCCAAATAAATCCATTGGAAATTCATCGCCCGCTTCAATTCTTTCACGGACAAAAGCTCTTAGTGTTTGAGAGTGAATACTGGTATCCTGTTGCGCAGAATACCCTTCTTTCTCAGCAAGAGACTTGAATGCTCCCGCCATATCATCTTCCCCCCGACCAAAAGATACAGCCACATTATTCTTTATAATGTCATCATACCCATGATCTCTTAGCCAATCGTATGCCTTCTCCCGGTTAGCAACCAGGATCGATGCACCATACGTTGGCTTTACATCGATGGTAGAGCCGTCGTCCAAGGTAAACGAGGCAAGCCCCATTTCTGCCATAGACGCAGGCAACTCCTCATCGGTTAGACGTAGCAATTCTTTCTTTGAGTCTTTGAACTGACGTTCAAGATCTGCTACTTCTATCTCTTTTGTTTTGATTATTCTGGCTAACTCAGCGACTGTCTTTAATGCGCCTCCGTCTGCCTTTTCTAAGTTGGAAGCAAACTTTTCCTCAAAGTCTTGTTCCATTTGTCTTACTAGATCGTCCGACATTTAGTCTCCTTCGCGGTTCGTGGTTCGTTGTTAAAGACCTTTTTGGGGTCTTGACATATTTTCATATACTCTTATAAATTCCTATAGTCAAGAGGTAGAGCATGAAGAAATACGAATTTAAAACAAAACCATTCGATCACCAGTTAACCACGCTACAGGAATCTTGGGATAAGGAGTACTATGCACTCTTTATGGAGATGGGTACAGGGAAATCAAAAGTCGTTGTAGATAATATCGGTGTACTATTTGAACAGGGCGAAATAGATTCGGCTCTGATCGTTGCACCAAAGGGTGTGTATGATAACTGGGTACAAGGAGAGATACCCGTACACTTCCCGGATCATATAAATAAAAGGGTATTGCGTTGGGAGCCAAAAACAACCAAGACTTATATGGCAGAATTGGAAGAGCATATAATGGAGCCGTTCGACGGGATTAAGTTCTTTGTGATGAACGTAGAAGCTTTTTCAACGCCTCGCGGCGCACAAACCGCGGGGCGGTTTTTAGTTCAAAACCCAAATAACTTTATGGCGGTTGACGAAAGCACAACTATAAAAAACCGCAAGGCTTCGCGGACCAAGAACCTCATGGTCTTGACCAAGTACGCCAAATACCGCCGCATACTTACAGGCTCTCCTGTCACTAAAAGTCCTATGGATTTATTCAGTCAGTGTAACTTTCTGGCAGAAAAGGCTTTGGGGTTTAATAGTTACTTTGCTTTCCAGAATCGCTACGCAATGGTGCAGAAGCGTGTCATGGGGGCTAAAAGTTTTCAGGAGATAACGGGCTACCGCAGGCTTGATGAGCTATCAGAAAATCTCGACTCGTTTTCTAAACGTATTCTAAAAGAAGAATGTTTGGATTTACCTCAGAAGATATACATGAAGCGGTTTGTCCCGCTTACGGAAGAACAAAGCAAAGTCTATGAGCAGATGCGTAAGCTTGCTTTGGCTGAACTGGATAACGGAGAGCTTGCTACAACTGCAAGCGTTCTGACACAGATTATGAGATTACAACAGATTTGCTGCGGGCATTTCACTCCTGACGTTGGAGAGATCCGCACATTAAAGAACAACCGTCTGAATGAACTCTTGGACATTACAGACGAGCTACAGGGAAAAGCAATCATTTGGGCATCGTATACCCACGATATTCAACAGATAGCTTCAGCCCTGCGCCACCGCTTTGGCGTCGAGGCGGTGGCACTTTATTACGGTGAGACACCACAAGATCAACGGCAAGCTATTGTCGAGAGCTTTCAAGACAAAGATAGCCCGTTACGCTTCTTTGTGGGTCAACCCAAGACGGGCGGGTATGGGATTACCCTGACAGAGGCCACCACGGTCATATATTATAGTAATAGTTATGACTTGGAGATACGGCTACAGTCGGAGGACCGTGCGCATCGGATCGGGCAACACCATCCTGTAACTTACATTGATCTGGTATCGCCTAAGACAATAGACGAGAAGATACTTCAAGCGTTGCGTAGTAAAATTAATTTAGCTGAGAAGGTCTTGGGCGAGGACGCAAGGCAGTGGTTAACGTAGCGATACCCTCTGGCTCCTGATACATCTTCTTAGGTTGTCCTCTTATAACCCCAGGAACCGCAGGCTGTATTGTTTCGATACCCTCTACAGCCCGTTGCTGCGGTGCAACGCTTGAGAAGAAGGTAGGAAACACATCTGGTCTTGCGGGAGGAGCAGCATACATTCTGTTTTCCACAGGAGGGGCGGGATAATCTTGCATTAAAGACACGGCTGTTTCAGGGGACTGCTTAAACATTTCCATTTGGTTCATGTCTTTTGGATTGAACCCTTGAAGGGCCGCAGTCACTTTTATAGGATATTGCACAGCTTCGTCAGTCAATACATTAAGATTTCTTCCTGACGCAATAAACTTATCAACATTGCCCTTACCCGCATTGTACGCCCGCAAAGCATCATCTACCTCAGAATATTGACCTAACATGGCATCCAAATATTGATTACCTAGCTCGACGTTAACTTCTGGTAAGAACAACAGACGTTCTAATGTTTCATCAGAAGTATCGTTAAAAACGTAGCCTAGTCTCTCTGCTATTTCAAAAGCATTTTCTACACCAAATCCGGGATCGCGGGCCGTGGGAAGCATGATCTGCATCAAGCCAATTGCTCCGTCTGGACTGACAGCATTGGGATCACCATTGCTTTCTGTCATCATTACGGCATTTCGTAGACCTTCGATTTCTACTTTATCTCTCGCAGTGGCTGCACCGCCTTCGGCAAACTGCTCATAAGCGCCAATGCCCCGTGGGCCGCGGTACATGTCACGAGCCGTGTCGCTCAAGGACGCTATGCCTTCGACTGATCCGCCATTTGCCATGCTAAACGGAATGCCATACTGGTTTTCAAGTATACGTTTTAAAGAACTTAGGTTGGAATCAATGACTGATTGATCGTCTCCTCTTTCCATACCCTTATCAAACATATCCTTCAATGCTAACCGCATTATTTCACGCTTACGGTCTTCCTGATGTTGCATAGATTTTTTGTAAGCTTCAGACATTCTCTATCCTAAAGACGGAAGTACAAGTGGATTAACCGCGGGAGTGTAAGCTCCGGGAGTGTATGCGGTAAAGGCGTAAGGATTAGCCGCAGCGGTGTTAGTGCTTGGAAGTCCCGCTATGCCTGCGGTGTTTATATTAGACGCGGGAACTATAGGAGCATATCCTGTATATGTTGCGGGGGCCGCGGGCACCATTGCAGCATTGTTTTGCACGGTATTTATTGCCGGAGTTGTTGTGACGTTAGTAGTTATACCTGTCCCTGATAATAACACATCTGCCCCAGGAGTTGTTGTTGCAATATTATTTATGTTCGCAAGATTGTTATTAGCAATCTGATTATTTAATGTGTTTATAAGACCAGAATAATCTGTGCCACTATAAGTGCCCAAAGAAGTAAGCGCATCTACTCGCTCTGCGTCAGACAAAGAGGAGGTAGGGTCTAAGGCGACATTTGAAAGATTATCAGCAACGGATTGGATTCCCGTTCCACCCGCAACTCCGTAGGTATCGGCAAGCGATTGAGCAAACTCTAGTTTTTCAACCGCAGAAAGGTCATCTCTTTCGAGAACGTTTGTAATGTAAGCATTCATCACATCAGGATTATTTGCACCTATATTTGTATCTAGACTTCCTATGCCCTCATTAACAGTTGCAGCTTCTGCTGCCGCAGCAGCAGCAGCAGCTTCTCGTGCCGCAGCTTGTCGGGCTTTCTTTTTCTTTTTTTTCTTTCTGGAGACAGAAGCTTGTCTTGCGGGATTGCTATCAAACTTTTCTTGAGCAGACATTGGATTGGATTCTGGTCCGGGCTGAGTTGTAAGTTCGGGAGCATAACTGTTGTCATCATTCATTCCAAGAGCATTGGTCACAGTATTTACTGCGGTATTGTAAGCGTTTGAAATGTAACTAGATATGCCTCCCCCGTTGGAATAACCCATCGGAGCCGTGGCTAACGAAGGAAGACCCCCGCCATTGCGGTAAGCCATAATCTGTTTGGGCATATCACTTCTCATCATATCAGGCTTCCTATTCCTTCTTTGTTTCTAATCATACTCGAAATCGAGTCATTTGGAAATAAGGCGGCATACCTAGACTGGGTCGCGGGCTGCGAAACATTGTTTGGGACAATTGGCGCAGGGGCCGCGGCCCGTCTAGGATCCACCGTGGGACGGATGGTGGGAGTTTCCGTCCTTGGTATGAGTGAGGCTCTTTGGTTAGTGGCGGGAACACTTGGGATGACTTTGGATTCTTGATCGTTGGTGGGAATAACTTGAGATGCTTCAACCTTTTCTTGCGTCTCCCTGACAACAGCGGGAGCTAGGCGACGAACTGGCGTAGTAGCCGCAATAAAACCTTTTTCCGAAAGAAGTTCTGCAATTCTGCCCGCAATATTATTGCGTTGTTTTTCTGTTCGACCCTGTTTGAGCATGGTTGCCATTAGATCAGGATCTTTAAACATCTGAGTCATAACATCCATTTTTAAGGACTCTGGAATCTGGTTAAAGATTTTTCCATATACTTGTCGAAAGGCTTTTGAACCTGCTCCCGCAGCAACCAATTGACCCGATCCCGTGTCTCCGGGAATAAGGGCCTGCATTCTAGAACCAACGGAAGACCCTGCAATTCTAAGGTAGAAATCCATCATCGGACCGACGCTTTCAGCTAAATCGTCTAGCCCCATGTCCCCACTTGCTACAAATGTTTCCATTTTCACAAGCTCAGTAGCAAGGTTTTTAAGTCTGGTAAGCTCTTGTTCAGACATTAATTCCTTACTGCCCATCCAATCCACAAGACTTACTTTGTTTTGAGAGTTAGGGTGAGGAGCAAAAAGTGTATCGAAAAAGGATCTTGCGCTAAAAGTTTGACTAGTTCCGCCCGCTTTGACCATAGCTGATTCTATAAAAGCAGACCTTAATCCTTCAAATGCTTCTTCTTTTGTGTGTTCTACCCCATCCGCAGTTGTCCATTTATCAGGAGCTTTGTTTGCAACATCAAACAATTCATCCCATGAAGCTACTGGTTTTTTCTGTGCATTTGATATAGCTTTGCTCGTTGCTGTGGCAGGATTTTCAGTTGTTCCGGGTAATAAATCCATAAAAGAAACTTTTGAATTTAATTCTTTAACGGCTTTGCGCTGCTCAACTTTTGTTTCATCTAATAAAAGTGTAGCTGTTTGCACGTTTTCTAAGTCCGCTTTGAGAGCGGGCATAGCGGATAGAATGTCTTGGTTTTCTGGGCGTTCCATCCACTTTCGCAACGCAACGACGCTTACTTCCCCCGTGTCAGGATTAAACGCCTGCGATCTGATGTTTCTTAAAATGCTTTCCGTGGTTCCTCGAATAGAAACAGTGGTGTTTATTGCATCTTGCACATTTTTGAGAACATCAGGATAAGCCGACAAAGACTTCGTATTATTTTTTAACCATTTATTTAAACGAGCGGTGTCTACAAGCCCTGTATCTTCATTGACAGAATAACTTATTGCCCTGTTCAAAGTTTTTTGTAAGTCAGGATTGCCCGCAGCAGTGGATAAGTTGGTTAACGATTGAGTAAGTTCAAATTGACCAATTTGATCAAGTTGTTTCATACGAAGGTAACCTGCGTCAGATTGAAAAACATCATTTGCAATCATTTCAGGTGCCGTTTTAAAAGCACCCGATCTACTTTTTGCTAAAACATCGCCTGCAAAAGTTCTTGTAAATGAATCATTAAGAGCTTTTGTGTAAGCACGAGCAGTATTATAAGCAGCATCGCCTGTGTCAAAATTATTTAGATCTCTCATAAGAGCTTGTGAAAAACCATATGCCAATCTAGCTGAATTGGGTTTTCCTCTAGCCTCTGCCTCACGAGCCTTTGATAAGGCGACACTATACATGTCATAAATTTCTGTTGCAGTAAGACCTTGAAAATCTTCAGACCCATCTCCAAAAACCGCTTTGGCTAGATTCTCTCCGTCCGCAGATGCATCGGCATCCAACCCTAAATCACTTCTTTTTCTTTGAACAAACTTAATCAAAGGAGATAAATCGCTAAAAACATCATCTAAAGCTTCTTCCGTCACAGGAAGATTTGTTTCCATCCATTCAATAAATTGAGGAGTATTCGTAACCTCCCCGCTTTCATCTACAAACGAATCTATTACAAAGTTTTTATCTATGCTTTTCCATAGTTTCTTTTCATTAAACCTTGCCGCTTTTAGTCTTTCAGACAAAATGTTTTGAAGATTTTGACCTAATTGAGCTTGACGCGCATCGGGTGCACCAATTGCATCGAAGGCATCAAACAATTTTTGCATTGAGGATGCTAAGTCTTTTTCTAAGCCGTTTGAAAAAACAGCTTGCATCAACACCGCTGCTTCTTGAGTAGCCGCAGGGTCTTCAGATGCAAATAAAGCAGTTATTGTATTTCTTAAAGCTCGTGTTGCTTGTGTATTGGCAGAAGATCTTTCTTTACCAACTCCCGTAGTAAGTTTTTCTAAAGATTTTTCCAAAGTAAGTAATGCCGGAGATCCCGATTTTAGTGCCGCGGTCAAATCAATAGGATTACCGCTTTCGTCAACCAAAATATCTGTAAATTCATTTGATCCTAATCTTCTAATAATTTCTTCAGGATCCTCACCCGCTTCTTCAATCGCATCTAAAATGTAATTTACAACCTGTCCTTCACGAGCAGATTTAAGTACATTGGCTTTTTCTAAAATTGTTCCGTCTTTGACCCCAGATGCAAGAGATTTTCCGCCTCTATAAACTTGTATTAATCGCGTGGTCAATAAATCTGCGGCAACAGGTAAACTAATCCCACCCCCAAACTCTAAAGTTAATCGGGGCAATGCCTGACCAGGAAACATTTCTTCAGCGGCACCCGCTCCACCTGTTGCGCCTACTCCAGAAAGGGTTTCAAAAGCGAGGGCAGTTCCCGGAGCCGCTTTCGCTGCTCCACCCATACCACCAATGGTTTTTTCGATTCCGCCTGCAATTCTTGAACTTATTGTTTTTTTACCACCTAAAGCTATTTTTGCAGCCTCAACGCCAAAATTTATTTTATTTGGCACTAAAAAAGGTAGCGGCAACCAAGCTGTTGCGCCTGCGGCGGTCTTACCCATTTCATAAGCAGACGTTTGTCCCGGTAAAATGGGAGGCTCTTCGCCCATTATTTCTTCGGTTACTTTTTCACCCAATGTATATCCACCTATGGCAGATAAAGTTCCAAAGACTAATGGTGTTCCTACTCTTACCGCTAAAGTTAAAGGATTAGTAGGCGGAACTCCTGAAACCAATTGATTACCTAGAGCAAAACCGCCCATAAATGTTGGTACGGAGGCGGCTTGAGGAATAATATCTCGTGTAAACCCCTCTCCAAACGTGCCGCCGGATATAGGGTTACCCTCAGTATCGTAAGCAAAAAGCTCTATTATATCTTCATTAGACAGACTTCTTTGTTCTGGCGGTAAATCTTTAAGACTTGGAAAAAGTTCAAACGCAGGGGCAGTGCCTTGACGTAAACCTTCATATGTAAGGTAGTCAGCCTCTTCAAACTCTTCATTTATAACTTCTGTAAGATTTTGAGCAAACATACCAACGTCATTGCCAAAAACAGACATAATTTGGTCAAAGTTTTCTTTGTCAAATTGAGCGTAAGGGAGATTTTCTTCAGCCATTATTTTTTACGATCCCCTCTTTTTACAACATTTGATTTAATTAAATCTTTAGCGTTCTGAACCGCTTCAGAAGTTAATTCACTTGAAAAAATCCCATCAACAGAACCAAGCATTTGATTAAGACGTTCGATTTCAAACAATTTTTGATTAAGTGTCTTTCTCATACTTGAATCGACAGGCGTTCCAGATGCAAACAAAGTTAAAATTCTTGTCTTTTCTTCATTTATCGCAGATTTTAACGAAATTAATTTTCGAGCTTCTGTTTCGGGGTTGGCAACCAAACTTTGTTCATTTGGAAATAATTGCTCTGTGGTTTGTAAATCAGCAACGGCAAATCTTGGAGAAGCTGCCAAGGAGGATCGACCAAGCACTCGCACCATGCGAACAAATTGTCTAGCATCTTGCTTGTCTATTCTTACACTTAGCTTACCACCAGTAACTCCACCAACTACAGAATCCACTCCGGCAAGTATTTTAGCCCAGAAACCCGTGCCGTTTCGAGCAGCTTCATAAGCATTAACGACTTCTTTTTGACCTGCCGAATCAAGCGGTTTACCGTTTTGATCAACAACACCAGAACTAATATTAATGTCCATATCTGCAAGTTGAGACAATGCATTTGCGCGAATTTTTTCGTTTTTAGAAACATCGTAAGCAATCGTGTTAGAGACTTCAAAAGCCCCTCCAGGGACACTTTTGATATTACCTCCCGCGTCAACGTAAGTTTGACCGCCATCGTAACTTGTAAACACGCCTTCTTCTGGGATGTAAAATCCACGGGGTGAAATATTAGCGGTAGGCACGTTTCTCATGCTTGCTTGACCACCTTCAAGAGATACTTCATTTACAAGAGCAATAGCTTGTTTACCTTGTGGTGAGGTAATATCTACAACCGTAGTGATTAACGTGCCATCAGCGGAGGGAAGCGTTATTTCTTTATATTCTGGATCAGGAACAGAAGGTGTGCCAAACAATACAACCTTTTCCTTTGTCACTTTGTTTATTGCAACAATTTGATTATCGATTGTTCTAATTTCAACATTGTCACGGTTTTCAATTGCACGATTTTCCGCGGAAATTTTCATTTGCTCTTGAACACCAAGACGTGCCCTGTATTCAGCATTTTCTCTTTCTTCTCTCGTAAGATCTCGTTTTAAGGCACGACGTTCCGCCTCAATTTGCAAGTTAGTTTCGGCAGCAAGACGGCGACCAAACTCAACTCTATCTCTACCCTCTTTATCTAACGCATAACCAATCTTGCGTTCTTCTTCAGCAATATCTCTTTCAACCTGTGCCGTTAAATCCTCCTGATAATCTAATCTATTTCTATCGTACTGAGTTTTTTCGACTTTTTCTGCAAGAGCAATATCATAGGCTTTTGAATCTGCTGTCCAATTTTTTGACGCAAGAAGGTCATCATACTCTTTTTTCTGCTTTGGGTCTTTTACGTTGAAGGATTTTGGAACTTCACTTGAATCAGTCAAACTGTACAGCGTTTTTGTTTCCGTCTCACGTTGCTCTGCTTTTATTTTTGCTTCGTCTGCAATACGCGTGTTATATGCAGTAGCGTCTTCGCTAAATTTACCTTCCGAAGTCTTTTTAATTATAGCCTCAAACTGCTCTTGATTTGTAGCAGGCATTGTAATTGGTTCACTTTTACCATCTACCGGGTATAGAGTTACTGTTTTAAAATCTGTTTTATCCGTTTTTGGTTCAGTACCTAAATTAAAGGCCCTGGATCCGGGATTAGCTTCTAATACATTTTCAAAGGCTTTTGCTCTCGCAATATTATTTACGTTAAAAGTACCTAAATCCTTTCCGTCGGAGCCTACCACACGTTTATAATCAGTATCTGTACCTGTCTTAGCCGTAGCTAATTCTAAAGCATCTGCCGCAGCTTTATCTGTAGAGGCTTGACTTATAGAACTCTGCAACGCAGCCAAATCCATCTGACGTTTTTCAGCCTCTAAAGCTTGTTTTGCTTGGAGTTGGCCCGCGGCCCGTTCACCAATGCGTGGAAATACCTGTGATTCTGCCGCTGCATTAGCTAACCGCTCTGCGATAGAATTACCTTTAGTTGTGCCCGCAAACTGCAAACCCGCTTGCGCTATGTCAAAAAGCATTTGAGCTTGAGTTAATCGTTTCTGTTCATCAAGTTCAGCTTGCCTCTGCGTAGGATCCCCTAATACAGAGGCATACAAGTTTTGAAACTCAGGAAGCATTGTAGTGGCGCGTTCCGTTACAGCCCCACCGGGTGCATAATGGCGCACTGCGCCACCTTGATTAAAATTTACGGGTGGAGTGTTGCCCGCCCCCATTGCCATGAGTTCGCCAACTCCTTGGGACATTTGCTCACCTTCAGCCATGCCAACGTCTTGAACAAGAGACTGCATCAACTCACCAATGCCGCTGTCTATCGCACCCTCTTCCGTCATCATTATAGTAGGCTGTACCATCGCCAACACACTTTCGGGTGTTTGCTGCGCATCAGCCTCCCCGACAAACCCTGCAAGTTCCGCGTACCGCGATTCAAGGGGCTGTTCATTGCCCCTAAATGCGTCGATCAAGCCTTTTGCATCATTTGCCCCGTCTATATTAGTCATCATCTCAGAGGCATAAGCCTGACCCAACTCTTGGCCCTGACCCATTGCAAGATCCTCCATGCCTTGAACTTGAGCAACCTGTTCAGGATTTACTTGCGGTTGTTCCATACCCATCATTGGCGGAGCAGCAGGGCCACCCATTTGACGAAACAACGGACGTTGCATTACTGAGCCGCCCCCGTAATATTCTTTTGCCATCTCTGGGTCGATCTTTCTTTGCACGTACTCTGGTAGTGCCTGAAAACCTTTATTCATTATAATAGCCCCGCTCTTGAAGCGCCCGCCGCGGCGCTAAGTCCTGATATACCCAACCCTAATGCGGTTTGGAAAGGTGAAACTTGTGGCGCAGATGACGCCGTAACCGTTGATTGTGAGGTAGGTATACCCGCATAAATGTCAGACAAGAACCCAAACTGCTGATACGGATACTGCTGTGCCTGCACATTAGTTAGTCTAGTTGCGTCCAGACCCGCTTGTGCAATACCACGTTGGATGTTGCCGCCTTGCAATGCTGCGTTAATCTGATTTTGACGTATATTCTGACCTATCTCACCGATGCCCGCTTGTTGTACGCCTAATTGACCTAGTCCGCTACCAAAATTACCGTATTGCGCGGCTAACGATCCAAGACCCTGACCTAATGCAAGTTGTCTACCTGACAGATCCCCTAGTTGTGATACATCAGCTTGACCCAATTGACCGTATTGCAGTCCTAAATTACCATACAGTTGAGCTTCCTGTAATCGTCTTGCCATAGCGGAATCAAAGCCTGCCTGCCTTAATTGACCAGAAGTTCTGCCCATTTGATCAAGGGCGTTTCTAAATACTTCCTGCTCCGCAACCGCTTGACGAGATCCGCCAAAAGCGCCAGACCCTACCGCTTGCGCTCTTACTCCCTGCTGCTGAAGCCCCGCTTGCCTTGCAATATCACCTAATGATCTTTGAACAACCTGTTCCTCAAAAGGGTTAAAACCACCTATGCCCGCTGCGGTTTGAGCCGCTGCTTGCTGATAAGTGTAAGGCACAGCCCGTTGAGCCGCAGCAAGTTGAGCGGCTTGGTTAATGATATCTTGAGTTTGACCAGTAGTTGCTTCAGCCTGTTGAAGTGAGGGAATTGCCGACTGAGTAAGTATATTTTGACCGCCTTGTATTGCAGCTTCTCCTGCCTGCAAAAAGGGTTGATATGCTCCAATACCAGACTCCGCAGCCCCTATAGCCGCACTTTCAGCAGGAGTTAAACCCGCAACTTGATAAGCTGTTTCGGCAGGCATACCCGATTCTATTTGGTTTTTTACAAAACCTTGAACATCCCGAAGTAAGCCTAAACGGTAAGCTTCAATGGCAGGATCCTGCCGCTGAATTTGAACCATTGTTTGCTGATCACCATTTGACATTACGCTACCGCTCCTCCTTCAAAGGACCGCATGATGTCATACATCTTTCTAAAGCCTTGCTCACGGCTTCCACCGCCTGCGTTTTTTACAGCTTGTGCAGTCATTACAAATTCACCATCAGATAACATTGCAGGAATATCGTCCGATGTTCCTGTACCCGGACCTTCTATTTGGCCCGTGCGCCGCGGAAAGTTCATCGCGCCTCCCGATGCAGCATAGGTAGCAGGCACAATTGGTTCATCAACATAAGGAGTGTAGATCACATTACCCAAGGCATCTCGACCATAAGACATTGCGGGACGCATTCCTGTAACAGTACGATCAAATCCCGGAATGTCATCATATATTTGTGCTACTTGAACGTCACTTGGACCTTCTTCACTTGATGTAGCACTTGGGGTAATTACATTAGTGCCCGCGCCCGTTGGTGTAAGATTTGCATATAAATTAGCTATACTACCTTGGTTTGGTCCATATAATGTTGATGACGGAACGGTTATTTCACTTGGTGCAAAGAATCTTGGAGCACTTGGAACACCAACTCTATACGCACCCTCATTTGCATCAAGAACGTCAGTTGCGCTTGCCAATACGTTAGTGGCATCAGAATCTCCCGTTGTGTTTATTCCCATGTCGGTAAGGTCTATGTCTCCTGCGGGAATCTCGTCAAACGCTCCCGCAGCCCCTGCTGCAAGTAAAGAGGGTAATCCAACTTTAACAGCCGTTCCTAATAAGGAGGATTTACCGCCCGCCGCCGCTAATGCGTTACCGTCCTTTACCATTTGATACGCCACTTGGTCGCTAATATTTGGATTATTTTTCGTAATCTCATTCACTTGCGCAATAATGCTATCATTAGTTACCGGGGTGAGCGTCCTTTGACCCGAAACAAGATTATCAAAAGCTTCTGTGCCCGCAAAACCCGTTCCCATAAACATTGGATCGCCTGCTTTTCTTAGAGCAAAATCACTAGCATTTGGCAGAGCACCTTTTAATCCAGAGCCGCTGTAAGAAGCAGGCAATCCACCTTTCAACCCTGACATAAAACCCTGACCAAGCGTCTGGTCAGTCCCTATAGAACCTAAAGCGCCCGAAACTCCAGAAGCCACGCCCGCAGTAATTCCCCCAAGCGCCGCGCTTTTTAAAGCGTCTCCAATACTTTCGCCCTGTATAAGTCCACCAATACCTGCGCCTATTGCGGCAGAGGCAACAGTGCCTAACCCAGGAGCAATAAAGTTTATAGCAACAGGCAGTATAATCTTAGCGGCTTTTTTAAATACGTTTTTTATTTTTCCCACTAATTTTTTAAATAAAAACTCTCGCTGCCCCGTCATCGGGTTGATAGAGTTACTAGCAGAACCCACAACATATGCTTCGGGGTCCGCGCCCTCTGAAGCAATAGCCTGTTTTATTTGACCAACAAGTTCAGGATTTCTTTCCGCAACCTCTCGCGGCAACATAATTTCTTTTTCAGAGGCATGAATAATATAAGTGTCCGTGCCGTTGCCCATTGCAGCCATGCGGTCTGCAACTTCTTTCATAGAGTTGATGCCGCCTGCGTTACCAAACATTAGTTCGTTGTCATCTATTTCGTCCATATTAGAAGTAAGAAACGAACCGATACCTGCATCGGGCATTGTTATTGTTTCATACTCCTGCATTAGGCTTCTCCTGAGATTGCTTCGGGGGCAGTTACGGTTATAGAGGTACTGCGTCGCTCTGCGCCTGTCCACGATTTGCCACAATCTGGGCAACTACCATCCGGGTAACTCGCGACCTCTGCGGGTGTATCAACTGCATTATCACAGTGCACACAATGCACTATATCAGAACTTGTCGCAGGTTTCCACTTAGAACCGTTCGACATTATTAAAATTGTGTCATCACTCATGTCGTTGTCACCGTTACTGTTCCTACCGCACCCGTTGCACCTAATCCTCGCACATGCGGTTTATAAATTAATGCTATCTTAACAAAACCATCCTGTTGAAACAATGCTCCATTTTCTAACCCCGAATCGTCCGTTTGTAAGTCCGTAAGGGTCAGTCTTGTTGCCCTTTCTTCGCCCGGATTCTGTTGTTGCTCCATATATATGGCAAAACTTCGCGTGAGGTTCGCGAAGTATTGTTGATCGTACTGTGTCGGAGGTACAGCAAAGAAGGGAAGGATCAGGTTTCGTGACACTATCTTCTCCCATCAGGCCGTATATCCAACCGTGGAGAACCAAGCCGCCAACCAACCCCCGTTGCTGTTGACTCAACTCTAACCGCAAAGCTACGGCCCCGTAATCTTAAATGTACTTGATCCGTAAATTGCTCAACAGGCACCGATGCCGTTTTTGTTACCGCACTTGACGTAGACTGTAAGTAGTTGCCGCCCGGAAAGTTACGTGTCTTAACTGTAATGTTTGCAGACGGACTACCCGCCGTTGATCCTCTGAATGTCAGATCTGGTATCATACGACGTATGAAAGAAAACTGCTCTCCATCTCCAATGTCCATTTGGCTTGATTCAATATATGCAGTAATTGCAGACCCATCGTCATCAAATCCAGACTCTTGAGTGTAGAGGTAATTGTTTGGCCCTGCTGCAATTGGGTTGTCGAAGATACCACGATCCATCCAAAAGCTTCTAGCAAGTGCCCCATAATACCAAACCTGTTGCTCGTAATT